TCATTTTTTCAAAATCTCGTATAAAGCATCTGCAATTTTTTCTTCATTGTTATCACCGGATTTTACCTGATAAATGATTTCAGACATTTGCGGTTCAATGAGGAAGTAAAGCATCTCAATATTTTCTCTTGATAGAGCTTGATAATAAGCAGGAACTTGAAATTTTAATCTGTTGGCCGCAGAGGCAGCCGTTTGCGCTTTGGCATAAAGCGTAGCGCCATTCACAAACCATGTGGAAAATGAGTTAACGAGATTGATATGCTTTTCCTTGAAGTCGGCGCTGCCGAGCACTAAATTGGCAATCGTCATTGATAAAGCCAATTTGCTCGATTTTGTTGAAGCATGTTCGGCCGCGATCCCTAACATTTTTTGGATGTGAGAGACGAGATTTTTGCTTTTTTGAACGCCAAGTTTTGTGAAGGTTTTACGAAAATATATTTCGACCATATCTAATGTGACATTTTTTCTTTTATAGATCTCACCTAACGCCAGAACTAACCTTTTGTCCTCTCTCCATGTATCACGGCATGAGCTGCGATAATATTCATTAGGTACAAAGCATGAACCATAGTTGCTGAACCGCTGTGCGCCCATCTTGAACATATCTATAGTAGACAGCTGATCTGCATGGATCTGGTTTAATGAATGAGTTAGCGCGATCGCCAGCTGCTTATTGGACTGCATCTTCAGCTATAAATAGGTTTGTGACATACCTTCGCTCCATGATGTATCCTATACCCAATTTTTGATCATGTTCGTAAGTAAGGGCAAGAAAGAAGATGAAGAAAACAAAAAAACGCTTATTTATGTCTTGGTTGTTATTATCTATTTTCTAATTATACCGGAGATCATTCTTCGTACTTTACCCTCTGGACAGCTTGCTCGTTTGAGTGATTTCACTAGCTTGGGCGGAATAGTCAATCCTCTGCTTTCTCTACTTATATGTTTTGGCATTTTTGCTGTTGTGTTAGCTATTATTACCGTTTCTGGTGTAAGTAAACTGCTTGCAGGAATAAACAATAGTGAGGTTAGATAAATGAGACAGCTTAGTTTGAACTCAAATTTTTGATTGAAAATAAATTTAATTATATCCGTGTGCCTTACTATGTGAGAAATAAATGGATACTAACATTCTTAAGCCTTGTGAAATCGATACTTTGGTAATCGCTCATTTTGGGCAGGATTGTGATTTGATTGATGAAAATTGTAAGTTCGATAATTTGCTCGATGATTATTTATCTACCTCAATGCCATTCAATCAGCGCATGTTGTTAGCAAATCTGATTGAAATCGAAGAGCAGTCCGATGGATACGACGTATTTATAGCGCGTTATCGTGGCGAGTTCGCACCCGAGCGATGGGAATTGTCAGCTGAAGAATGGGTAAAGATTGTTAAGAACCGAACAATAGAATTTCTTCACGCGAATGGGCATTCGAGTGAGCTATCAAGTGGTTGATGATGTTGCGAAAGCTTTTAGGAAATGTAGGAAGATTTGGTGGCCCCTGCTGGGTTTGAACCAGCGACCAAGCGATTATGAGAACGGTGCTCAAGACTTAAAAATCAATAGGTTACTGAAATGTCTGTAATTTTAATTTTGAACTTTGTCGATAAGTATTGAGCATTTGAGTTCTGGGGGGACAAAAAGGGGACAGTCCCCCTCAAAGGGGCAATCATCGTCGATAGTATGAATTAAAAAATATCATTCAGGATCGAAGTATCCGGTTGGGAAGAAAGATTCATTAATATGCGAAATTTCGATATAGTTATATTCCTTATTCACCAATTGTGAAATTACTTTGTAGCCAAGAGAAACTGAGTTTAAGTTATTACTTGTATTTCCGATTTTATACTCCTCGGTTAATAAAGCTACAGACATGTCCTTGAAAATCCCCCACGATACAAAATACATAGGCTGCCAGTTCTGCTCTATATTTCGGTTGATTTCATCCCATGTAGTCAATCCTTCAATATGAGGGTCACAAATGGTTTTCAATATTGGAAATGATGCTTGGCAAATGCTGCTTAAGGATGAGCCATAACCATGTGGAGAGTGTTCAAGATAGATATCAAAATACTTTTGCGTGGCTAGCGGCAGGTCAGAATAATTATTTATGCCTTCTAAGTGTAATACCTGCTCTAAGCATTTAAAGGGTGCGACGTTCACAACACTAATGAAATATGGAGATAAGCCAAACCCTCTAATCTCCTTACTCAAAAGTGCGAATCCGTGTCCATTTATTTTCTCTCCCTTTGCAGATATAACATCCATGCTTGATAACATAACTTGAATGTATTCATGTAGTTTAGTTGGTGGAGGGTTATGTTGCTGTTGAGTATCATCATATAAACATAATGTATATCCAGCTAATTGATGATCATTATATCTTTCTGGAAGTGATGATTGTACCAACAGTGGTATATCAACTATTTTAAGGCTAATTTCTCCATCAGTTAAGCAAGGTTCTAAGCAAAGCAAATTCTTACTCTGGAAGACAATAGTGTTGTAGATGTAATGTTTTATTAATGTAGGCCAGTGTGGGGAAATGATTACACTGACAATGTCTCCATCTGGAAGGCTTTGTAGAGCACCTTTTAACTCAGCTGAATATGCTGAGATTTCGGTTCCAGCTTCTCTTGTTGCACCTGAGAAGTTTTTTAATTCAATGAGCACAATGGTCTCCTTTTCAGGAGAGTATGTAATTAAATCAGGTTTTAGAATCTCGCCTTTTTTGGATGAAATATTCTGATTGGCTGTGATTAATTCTAGCAGGTGGAGGCATTCGTAACTTATTTTGAAACTATCTCTAATTTTCTCTTCTGATAAGTTCTTGGGTACGAAATCTTCAATGTAATTATTGTTTGATATAATATCACTCAGACCCCAAATTTCAGAAAATTTACTTTCTAACCAGTCCTGCATTTCCTGTTCTGATGAAAAGATACTCATAGATAACTTTCCTCATGATTTTATATTAAATTCCAAAGGGTTAAATTTAACAGCGTCTTCCAAATGTTCTGGCGAGAAATGTGCGTACCGCATAGTCATCTTAATGTCTGTATGACCAAGGATGCGCTGAAGTACCAAAATGTTCCCGCCGTTCATCATAAAGTGTGAAGCGAAGGTATGCCTCAATACGTGAGAAAGCTGACCATCAGGTAAGTCTAGGTCTGCACGTTTAACTGCGCTTCGGAATGCTGAGTAACAGGTATCAAAATATCGTCCCGCTTTTTCAGGTTTCGGGATGCTGTCATAAACTGCCTGGCTGATCGGTACGGCACGATTTCGATTGCCCTTAGTTTTTATAAAGCTGACCTTCAAACTTCTGATCTGTTTAGTTGTAAGAGACTCGGCCTCATCCCATCTTGCCCCTGTAACAAGACATAAGTGCGCAACGTGATAAACGTGCGGGTTGCGGCTGTTCTTACATTCTTCAAGCAAACGGGAAATATCTTCAGACTCAAGATATGCCAACTCCGCCTCTTCTGATTTGAAGGGTCGTAAGGTTTCTAAGGGGTTGTCTTTCTTCCAATGGCCAAGCCGCTTGAGTTCGTTAAAGACAGCGCGGAAGTAGGCCAGCTCAAGATTCATGGTTCGTGGGGAAACCTTCTGAACACGGCTGGTTCTTGCGATCTCGCCTGATAGTCTCTTTTTACGATACACCGAGAACATGGTAGAGCTGAACTCATGGGCAAGTGGGTTGCCCATGCTTTCACAAGCAAACTTCATTGACTTGAGCCGCTTATCACCGTCGTCCAGTGTTATTCCGTGTTCGTCATACCATTGCTGAGCTAATTCAACCAGCTTGCGCCGATCTTCTTTTCCGTCCAACCAGGGTTTATCAACGAGCGTTTCCATGACGTAATTTTCATACGCAATAGCTTCGCCCTTAGTTGAGAAAGTCTTGCGCAGGCGCTTACTTGCTTTACCTTTAGGTTTCCCTTCTGGGTAGATATCAAGTAGCCACTTACCATCAGGTTGTTTGCGAATGCTCATAATCAGCTAGTTATCGTTAAAACTATGCGGCCAATAATCTGAATATCATCGATAGCACAATCAAATGCCATTCCGACTCCGCTTACCCGTACTTTTTTAATAGGAATGCGCACAAGATTGCGGACGCTCACCTTGCCTTCGATGTTTACCAGCCATTCACCGTCAAATACCTCTGCATATTCACGGTCAACAACGTACTGATATTTATCGTCTATTAAACAGAAAGGGTCAGAAGGAAGGGGGACGCCTGGGCGAAAAAAGGTTTTGTCGAACATTACATAGCCAGACTCAAACAGCTGACCGTCTACAAGTTTCATTCTTGCAAACTTCATAATGTCCAATTCGTCATTGTCAAACTTTTTGCCGCGTCCTGTTGTAAGCCATTCAAGTGATGCGCCAGTCTCAGCTACACATCTGACGACCATGTCAGCAGGGAACGTGCCGCGCTTGAATCTTGCGGATAAGCTACTGGCAGCCATATCGAAATGATCTGCAAGTTGAAGCTTTTGAGCGAAGCCATATGCCTCGGTAATGCGGTCTAACACATCACTACTATGCCCAGCTTGTTCAAAGGGGAATTTGCTCATTAGCCTTCGCTCGATTAGATTTTTGCAAAATAGCATTGCAATTTTGCATAACTCTAATTAGAGTCTCTCCGTAGTTTGCGAAATGTTGAATATCACTGAATGTTACAGCATTCAGCCGAATCGGGGAGTTTGCCTTATGCGTCCTAACATTACAATCACCATACCTACACCTTACCTTCCACTTGATGAGTACTGCCGTTTAACCGGAACCGCTATGGGTACCGCTCGCGACATGATCCGCGATGGACGTTTGCCAATTCGTGGTAAGGGCGATAAGCCTCGTTCGCGTGTTGAAGTGAACATGGCGGCTCTTACCGTTGAAGCATTAAGCGAATGCAGAATTTCGCTTCAGGCTTAATCCAGGCTATCAATTCGTAGGATACGAATCATGTACGATTACAAAGTTTCAGTACGTAATTATCTCGATGATGCCTGCCGCGCTTTTACGCTCGCTCATAACATTACCGATGTTGCCAAGGTGGTTGGCATGCAACCCGCAATCTTGCGCAATAAGCTCAACCCTGAGCAACCACACCAACTGACGCTGCCGGAGCTGCTGGCCATCATTGATCACACAGAAGACCCGACAATCCTGGACGGTTTTCTGCGCCAGTTGAGTTGCCAACCTTCTGTACCGGTCAACAATGCCACGCCTGAAAACATGCAGGTATGTGCTTTGACTGCAATGTCTAGCGTTGGGGTAATCGCAGGGGAAGCGGTTTCAACGGAGAAGATGACCGTTGCGCGCCGCAATCAGATTCTGGACAAGGCCAGCGATGCAATTCGCAGCCTGTCATTGCTCGTCTACTCCGTTGAAAGTCGTTTCCAAACCATGCCCGCGCTGGCCGCTGCTGTCGATGTCGTCAGCTCAGCCATGCCCGGCATTGTCGCGTGAGGTGAACATGTTTGTATTCGTGAATTTCCTCAAACGTCAGTCTCCACCACAGCAGTTGCCATCTTTTGGCCACGGTTCGATCTCGCTGCAGGATGGCCGCCGTTGGAACCCTGCAAACACTCGAAAAAATAAGGAGGCGTTTTGTGAAAGCAAATGATCAGCATTGGTTAGGTGTATTGCGTCAGATGGTTTCAGGTCACAGCACTCAGGCGCATCAAATCTGGGAGCGCCTGAGTGAACATCAGCGCGGAGTCATTCTTCATGCTGCAGGGCTGAAGTCACGCCACTGCCGCTATTCATGGAATCAATTTTCTAATCATGAGTTGCATCAGCTGAAGCGTGGCCTACAGCGCCTCAAGTGCATGGTGGATATGTTCAAAGGGCTGGGGCCGCTTGCGTTTCAGCAGGAGAAAAAGCCATCTCCATCCGCGCTTCGTGCAGCGCGTTGTGTTCCTACCGTACCGGGAACTCCAGTAGACGATTTAATTAAGGCGCGGGATCAGCTGCGTGAATCAACGGCCAGTCGGGCTATCTGAGGTGTTTATGCAAGTTATTGCTGTAGATAAAAAAGGGCTGCTGTCCGACTTCCGTGACTGGGGCGTCAGCAATGAATACGCTGATTTCTTCGTCAGCAAGTGTGATGACAACGGTGAGACTATCGCGTTTCGTACCTTCATTTTTAACGACACCATCCAGCTGCATGACTCCATTCAGTGGATGGCCGCATGTGCTGCATTCTGGTGTCGTGCTTATCGTGAAGCAAAGACCAACGTGGCGCAGGTTGAAGCGTTGAGCGCTATTCGTTCACTGTACTTTGCAGCTGGTTTTATTAGTGCGTCACCCGTTGTTGCGATGCTTCGTTCATGGTGGAGCGGTACTTATGAGATTCACCAATTGCCAGCGCCGAACCAGTCACAGTCACAGTCTGTTGGATTCCGTTCCGCGATTCTGAATACCTCTTTCCTTCACCACTAAACCATAAAACGTGCGTTTTCTTCGGCCTCTGCAAAGGTGGTCGGGGATTCGTGCGTCCTGAAATGGAGAAATGACCATGAGAATGACCCGTCAGGACTTACCAAATAAAGCGGCCGGCAGTGCGGAACTGGTGCAAGAGCTTTGCAATCAGGCGCGTGTTGATGGCGGAAAAGATGCGGCTACCAAGTTGTCAGGTCGTCTTGATCGTCTGGCTACTCATGCCGCAAACAGCGGTATGTCCGCCGCAGAAATTGTTGAGCTGATCCGCGAAGAGGCAATGGCCATTGATGGCAAAGGAGGTGCGGTATGGCAATAAAGTCGCCGCTGAAATGGGCTGGCAGCAAAGTCCGTGTCATGCCTGAATTGTTAAAGCATCTGCCAGCTGGTAAGCGTCTTGTTGAGCCGTTTGCAGGCTCTTGCGCGGTCATGCTGAATACTGACTATGAATCCTATCTTATCGCTGATGCCAATCCTCACTTAGTTAATACCTACAGAATGATGGCGCATCACACAGATGCGCTTTTGGTTGAGCTTGAGTGTTTATTCAGTGCTGGAAGTGTTGGCACTGAATCACAGCGCGGTGAGTTCTATTACTGCATACGCACCAAATTGAATCATTGCGGCAATATGTCAGCTGTTGAGGAGGCTGCATGTTTCATGTATCTGAACCGCCACGGTTACAACGGTATGTGCCGCTATAACCTGCGGGGCGGTTTCAATGTTCCATACGGTAAGTACAAGTCACCATATTTCCCGGCAGGAGAAGTGAAGGCTTTTGCTGAAAAGGGAAGGCGCGCATCTTTCGTTTGCGCCGATTTTTCAGAGACTCTCGATCTCGTTGTGCCGGGCGATGTGATTTATTGCGATCCACCATATAACCCGGAATCACGAAGCAAAAGCTTCACCAAATATCACCGTGAGGATTTCAGTCTCACCAGTCAAAAGCAGCTGGCGTCAATTTTATCCCGTCTGGCTGATCACGGTTATCCTGTTGTGGCTTCAAACAGTGATACTGATCTGACTCATTCGCAGTATGGCGTTGGGCGTTTCAATCTTCATAAAATTTCTGTCGCTCGTTCTGTGGGTGCCGCAACTGGCGGTTGTAGTAATGCCCCAGAAATCATTGCTGTAAGTGCGTATGTCTGAGCAGTTTGCTGATCTACTGACAGGTGAATATCACGCTGCATTAAACATGCAGCGTGAGTCGTTTGCACCCGGCGCACCTCGTGGCATTACACATACAGAACTTAAGTTGTGGAACTGCGATTCAACAGACCATGACTGGCGCAGCCAATACCTGCATGACATCCCTGATTATCTGGCTGGATATTTTGGCCATCGCTATGAGTCACTCCTCAAATCACAAAACAATGGTCGCCGCCGTGCCAATACGTTCTTACGCAACACTATAGGTAAGAGCGTATTGCCACGTCTGAAGCTGGTTAATGCTGCATGGCAGCGTGATTACACTGCCGGGATGCCGTCACCGTTTAAAGATAATCTCGATGACCTGCCGGGTTATGACCGTGACCGAATCCGTGATCTGGCTTATAACGTGGCCAGCCATCTGGGTGAGGCGTTTCATTCGTGGGTTGAGCTGACTGCATCAGATGAAAAGCTAAATGAAGACGAGCTAAAGAAGCGCACCGCAGAGGGCTATGTCTTTCTGGCACAGGAGGCTTTGAAATGTGGTACCACACCACCTTACTGGCTGTCAGTTAAGAAGACCGGGAAGATAAAACGCCGTCATGCCGAGAGTGGCATCTTACGTATGATGTCGCCGGAGTGGTGGCGTGTGCGATTACAGCGCCGCCGTGATCTCCAGCGCGAGCATCTTTCAATTGCTGTTGGCCAGGTTCAAAAGGCAGCAAGCCCATACGTATCGCGTGGAACGCTTGGCGAGTGGGTAGAGCAAAAGAAGCGTAACCGTGAGTTCTTCAAAAAGTTCGACCTTATTAACGAAGACGGTGATCGCGTGGCACTGGCTGATATGGTCAACCGTAGCAATGCCAATCCTGCTATTCGTCGCTGTGAACTTATGGCGCGTATGCGTGGATTTGAAGATATAGCCAATTACGAAGGTTATGCGGGTGACTTTTTTACAATCACTGCGCCTTCTCGTTTTCACGCCGTACACAGCAAGGGTGGTTTTGTTTCTCAGTGGAACGGAGCCAGCCCGCGCGATACTCAAAAATATCTCTGCTCAGTCTGGGCAAAAATCCGTGCGGCATTATCCCGTGCGGGTATCCACGTTTTTGGCTTCCGGGTAGTAGAGCCTCACCACGATGGCACTCCGCACTGGCATATGTTGCTTTTTATGCGTCCTGAGCATGTTGACGAAGTGCGCGACATCATGTGTTACCACGCTCGTATTGATGACAGTGAAGAGTTGAGCACTGAAAAGGCTCTTAAAGCACGGTTCCACGTTGAGCCAATCGATCCCACTAAAGGCAGTGCTACAGGCTACATCGCTAAATACATTTCCAAAAATATCGACGGGTACGCGCTTGATGGCGAGGAAGACGGCGAGACAGGCGGTAATGCGCGTGAGATGGCAAAGGCGGTGTCTGCATGGGCTTCACGCTGGCGAATCCGTCAGTTTCAGCAGATTGGTGGCGCTCCGGTCACTGTATGGCGTGAGCTTCGTCGTTTAGGTGATCAGGTAGTGGGAAATGCTGAAATGGACGCTGTGCTTGCGGCTGCGAGCGTTGCCGTTGATTGGGCTGCGTATACGCAGGCACAGGGCGGTGCTCTGGTCGCTCGCCGTGATCTGGTTGTTCGTCTGGCTTATGAAATCACCGAATGTGGCAATGAGTATGGCGAAGACGTCCAGCGTGTCCAGGGTGTTTATTGTCCTCATGCATTTGGATCTGAAGTGGCCACGCGACTGGTTAAGTGGGAAAAGGTCGCCAAACTGGCCGAAGCGTCAGCGGAGGCGGGTTTTTCTGGCGGCAACGCCGCCCCTTGGAGTTCTGTCAATAACTGTACGGAAGCGGAGCGCCGGAGGTTAAAACTAGAACTAAGGACAAGGGGGTTTGAGGGTTCTGACGAGGAGGTGACTATACTTTTGAGAGGGAGTGCCATCACTTATCGCGGTTTCGGCATGGTGAAGTACCAATCAGGCCGGGTAATAGACGTAATGGACACCAATGAAAACGAGGATTGGCCGGGATGGTCGCCAGGGTAATACCGGGTTTTCATTAGTTTTTTATGTCGGATGAATCTCAAAAAAAAGATTCATATTTTATTACAGTTAAGATACTGTATTTATATCCAGTGTTTTTCGTGAGGGAGGTTTGATGTCTGTTTCTATAGGTCAGATTGTTAAAGTGGAAAGGATTGATTTTATTGCGAAATTAATGAGGTATTCGCAGTTTGACGATGAACGCCGGGCGCTACTTGATGAATGGTTGGGCGAGTTAACTGAGGATTTGCTGAGCGAGTTGAAAAGAGAAGCGAGACAGAAAGCCCCTGCTGCTGAGGGGCTTTCCAGTTAACAGGCTTGAAGTAATTTTAGAGCCAGTTGCTTGTTTTCAGCTGACATGCCGCTAATGACCTGCTGAATCAGTAAGTCACCCTTTTTAGCGCTTGGGCTGATAGTGTGGGAAAAAGTCAGATTCATAACAAAAGTATGACCACACTCGACGTCTGAGCAGGCGCAATAGACATCAGCAATATCACGATGCTTACGGTTGGTTTTACGGATTACCGCTTTTGAACCGCATTCAGGGCACTCAATTTTTAATACGCGCATATTTGCGGCTCCGGCATATAAAGTATGCCTGGATTTTATACGTTTTCGCATTACACCGCATCCTTGTTCGTTGATTCTTGGTCAAATTTAAGGTGAAGGTGATCCGGCACATCCGGGTCACCATTTATCGCAATCATCAGCCTGCGCTGAAGCGGTAATACCTCGTTTTTCTTATAGGTCGCTTCAGTCTTCTCCGGGTCACCCAGTCCCCCCGCATTCTGCGGAATGATGCCAGACAGCCCTGCCGGGAAGCGATGCGCATTCAGAACGTCTTGCGCGCTGATGTTTTTGACGTTGGCAAATTCATCTTTCGCGCCAATGTCACCCATCTGGATAAATTGCACCGCTTCCTTCTCGCCGCCAGGTATGTTCACCAGAATGGTGCTGAAATTGCCGATCCCCTTGCTGTTGGACAGCTGCGCTTCAATCTCCTCCTCCACTTCGTCGGTCATGTTGGGGTCAGTGGTGTAGAGAATGCCGCCCGTATGAGCGCCGTTGTGGTAGTAACGGCGGCGGAAGATGGTTGCTTCGCTGTTAAGCAGCGCGGAGTGAATACCGCCGATGTAATCAGGCAGGCCATAGATTTGCTGCTGCGGGTCGTACATCTTGATAAAAATCACATCTTCTTCAGCGTAAATCAGCGGCTCACCCTGTTGCAGCAAAGCAAATTCACCGTCTTTGCGGCGGCGCGTGTACAGGCCGGGCATAGGTTCAAGTGCGACAACATCACCCCAGCCGTTACGGATTTTCACAATAGCCAGGTCACCGAACGTCAGAAAATCCATTGTTCCTGCTTCCAGCTGGTCATGGCTCAGGCCGCCGCCCAGATAATCGGAAAGCACCATATTTTTACGGGCGTGGATAATGCCGCCGTGCTGGCCGTTCAGGTTTATCAATTGCGCCAGTGCCAGGCGGTCAATCGGCAGGCTGTAATGGTCAAAATCGTTGTCATACCACACCTCACGGTAATCAGTGCCGGTAGTCAAAACGGGTTCGGGCTTGCCGAAGCGCAGCACCGACATTTTGCGGTTTGATTTGCTCTGCTGTGCGCCGCTGGCGCGTTGCTTATATCGTTTTTTCATGCTGCCTTCTGAAACTTCCATTTGGATGTGGGTTTGTTTTCGTAATTGAGCGGTTCGTTTTCCAGACCGTGCATGATTGCCCAGGCGGCTTCTGCGTGGCCTGTTTCAGCAGTACGATCGGCAATGAACGTCACGGCGTTGCCGCTCTGTGTCACGGCTCGTCGGATGGTCAGGAATGAGGCGGCTATCTCTTTTTGGTCCTGATCCCACTCAATGCGTCCGCTTTCGATGACGTCAGCGGCTTTCATGACCAGTCGGTTCTTCGTGCTCAGGTCATAGCGGATGGGTTTAATCACGCGCATGGCAAACGGGTGAATATTGTCGTAAACACCCTGGCCGATGCCCGTGACGTCCACACCTAAAAAGGCGAAGTTGTACCGGGCAAACAGCTTTTTGATTTCGCTGGCCTGATGGCGGAAGTTCATGCCCTTCCAGTTGATGACGGCCAGTACGCGAAACTTTTCATTGGCCAGAACGGGGGGCGCCAGAATAACGAAAGTAGAGAGGTCGCCAGAGCGCGCCGGGTCATAGCCGCCCCAGACAGGTCGTTCCCCAAACGGGCGTTTTGCCTTGGGGTCATGATCCTGCCAGAACGAAACATCAACGCCGCATTTCTCCAGGTCGCTGTAGCTGAAGACCGCATCTTTGCTGTCCACGAACACGCACATATAGAGCATGTTGAAGGTGTCTTTGCTGTAGCGGTTGCGCAGCTTCTCAATGCTGGCCAGATTGAAGCCGTTGGCGATGGCGTCTTCCATCGTGATGACGTATCGCCACTGGCCATCCGGGCAAAGGCGTCCACCGTCACGCATCTGGTCAAATGACGGGAACACCACGGCGGCGCGCTTCTTGCTGCCTTTCTTCCAGGTGTCGCCAGTCCAGAACGGGTAAGCCTGGTGCGTTTTGGCTGATGGCGTGGAAAAGTAGGTGGTGCGCCATTTATCATGCGTGGCCATCGCTGACGCGACTTCGTTCAGCTTGTCGAAATTCGGTACCCAGAAATATTCATCGCAGTACAGGTGGCCGCTGTAGGACTGCGCCGTGTTCTTATTCGTGGAGAGGAAGCGCAGCTCTGCGCCGTTGCTCAGGCGGATAGGGTTGCCCGTCAGCGTGATGCCGAAATACTCCTGGGCAATGTTCACAATGTAAGAGCGGAACACTTCAGCCTGTGCGCGGGATGCGGACAGGAAAATCTGGGGATCTCCGGTCAGCACCGCATTTTCAAATGCCTCAAAGGCAAAGTACCAGGTAGCCCCAATCTGGCGGCTTTTGAGGATGTTGCGAATCTGCTGGGCAAGGTTGGCGCGCAGGTGCTTCTGATACCCGAAAAGATGTTCTTCCGCCCATGCTTCCAGCTCCTCGGCCGTCAGGCCGGAGATGTCGTTTTTGTTGTACTTTCGCTTGCCGCGTGGCGCTTCGTCGTCGCCATGCCCGGAATCATTGCCAGAGTGGCCGTTGTTTTGGCCCCGAGCGACGGCCAGCTTCTCTTTATGCTTGTTGTGCTGGGCGCGGAGTTTCACGGAATGGGCAATCAGCTGGTCCAGCTCTTTCAGCTCCAGTTCCGTTTTGCCGTCACGGTTGGTCAGCAGCTGGATGCGGCGTTCAATCGCATCCTCTGTGCTTTCCTGGCTGAGCATGTTGGCCCAGCCTTCCTTTTCCGCCCAGTAGTAAATGATCCGCGCATTGGGCAGGTTCAGTTCACTGGCGATTTCCTTTGGCGTGTATCGCCTTAAATACAGGGCGCGCGCAACGCCGCGTAATTCATCGCTGTATTTAGCCATCAGTTGATTACATTCCTTTATTGGTCTGATGGCTATTATGCCGTCCATTTTTAAATAAAAATCCCGCTACAGTTCGCATGAGTTCGATTAATTGTCTTTATCCGAACTCATGCGAATTTGTCAGGGTGCGCAGGGTGATGAATTAAATAATAATGGCCTTGCTGTTACGGAGGGCAGGAAAATAAATGTCACAGTTAATTACCGACTGGCTGTGTATTGCCACCGAAGGGGATACGGTTGACCGTAGAGAATTAAAGCGGGAGTGGTTAATTGATGCTGCTGAAACATATGACCCTGAATTATACGCTGCACTTATTTGGCCGGAGCATGAGCGCTATTACGGAAATGGGGGCAGCGTTAAACAGGTTATGTGGCAGGAAGGTGAAGACGGTCTGGTCAGGCTTTACGCCAAAATCAGCCCGAACATCAGCCTGATCGAAGCCAACAACCGCGACCAGCTTATCTACTTCTCAGTAGAGCTGACCGAAGACGGGGACTTTCGCGGCACGGGCCGCAGCTATCTGGAAGGACTGGGGGCAACGGACTCACCCGCAAGCGTAGGCACTACACGTATGCGCTTCAGTAAGCGCAAAAAAATCAAATCCGGCTCTTATTGCTACCGATTTGGCCGGGACGGAAAAGTGAAACAGGAAAAAGATATGAGCTGGCAGAAAATGTTTGGCATTAAGCCGAAGAAATTTGCAGAAGATGATGCGAATGGTGATGCGCCGGAAAATAGCGATAAGTTGCAGGCGCTGGCTGAAGCCCTTAATAACCTTGAAGGGCGCGTGTCTGCAATTGAAGAGCAGCTGTCATCTACTCAGGATGATGTAGAAGCGATTGCGGAAGTGGTGGACACTCAGGAATTTGCCACGCTGCGTGACAATCTTCCTGCGCTGATTAAAAACTTCAGCAAGCTGGACGACAAAATCACCAGTTTGCCAAAGCACAACCGCACCGAAAAACAGGGCGCTCGTAAGTTCAAGTTCCTTTAATTTCCACGCTCGCCGGGGAATCGAATTAATTCGCTTAATTGCGAGAGGATGATTTATGCAATTAAACCAACGCGCGGTGATGTTTATTGACGCTTACGCCAAAGGTCTGGCGGAAAACTATGGCGTCACTAACCCGTCACGCGCATTTAAGCTGAGCGACCCACAGGAAACCAGCCTGCGCGCCGCGCTGCTGGAATCTGTTGAGTTCCTCGGCATGATCACCGTCGCGGACGTTGACCAGCTGAGTGGCCAGGTTGTTTCGGTTGGCGCATCGGCGCTGCATACCGGGCGTAATGCAGATGGCCGTTTTACCAAACGTGTCGGCGTGGACGGCAACGATTACAAGCTGGTTGAGACGGATTCATGCGCCGCACTGCGCTGGGATCTGCTTTCCATGTGGGCCAACGCCGGGGACGAAGATGAATTCTTCCAGATGGTTCAGACCTTCTCTAATCAGGCGTTTGCGCTGGACATGCTGCGTATTGGCTTTAACGGTAAATCCGTTGCAGCCACTACCGATCCTGTAACAAACCCGAATGGTGAAGACGTCAACATCGGCTGGCATGCCCGCATGGAAACGTTCAAAGACGGCGTTCAGATTATGGACGACCCGGTCACCCTGGACGATGAAGGTGATTACCACTCACTGGACGCGATGGCTTCCGACCTGATTAACACCAAGATTCCGGCACAGTTCCGTAACGATCCGCGTCTGGTGGTGCTGGTTGGTGCTGACCTGGTGGCAGCGGAGCAATACCGCCTGTATCAGAAGGCTGATAAGCCAACCGAGAAGATTGCCGCGCAGATGCTGGGCAGCACCATTGCCGGGCGCACGGCCATCATCCCGCCATTTATGCCGGGCAAACGCATGGTGGTGACGCCGCTTTCTAACCTGCACATCTACACGCAGCGTAATACGCGTCAGCGTAAGGCGGAGTTCGTTGAAGACCGTAAGCAGTACGAAAACAAGTACCTGCGCAATGAAGGTTACGCCGTTGAAGTGCCGGAGCTGTATGCGGCCATTGACGAATCCGCCGTGACCATCGGCAAAGTGACCGAACCAGCAGAGGGCTGATGTCATGAGTCTTTCACCCGCACAGCGACACAGCCAGCGTAAAGAGATGCAGTTAAAGCAGGCGCAGCTTGAAGAGGTCAACACCACGGCAAGCTTGCATCTGCAATTGCAGGAAATCGCCACAGACGTGGAATCTCTTCACGGTATGCAGATGGCTGACCGCGTGGAACTCAAGCGCAACAAGCTTTTGCCGAAGTGGCTTCCGACTGTGGAGAGCTATCTGGAGCTGGGCAAAGCATACGCCAACCCGGTGTGCCTTGTGTGTGGTCTGGCTGTTTGACGTGGGCGATTACGATCAGGCGCTGGACTGGGCTGATATCGCCATCGAGCAGAAGCAGGACACTCCGGAGTTTATCCGGTCACGTTTCCCGGCTTTCGTTGCCGATCAGATGCTGGCATGGGCCGAGCAGGCGAGCAAGGCGGGTGAAGACCTTGAACCGTATTTCTCACGCACGTTTGAGAACGTGACGCAGCGCTGGCCGCTACACGAAGAGATTGTGGCCAAGTGGTTCAAATTCGCGGGGCTGCGAATGCTCCGTGATGAATCAGGACAGGTGCGGGCGGCGGCGATTGATAGCGTCGAGACGCTGTCAAACGCTGACCGGCTGCTGGCGGCCGCCGAGGCGAAGTATCAAAAGATTGGCGTAGGGACGATGCGCAACAATATCGCGGCGCGCATTCGCACCCTTGCACCTTTGAAAGCCAGTAACGACTAACGCAAGCCGGGTGGGCGCGGATGAGGGCAGAACACAATGTGTAATGCGCCGCGGATTCCGGTCAGCCCACCTTTTTAAGGGAAATATGCATGTTCAGTGGCAAGCCGATTGAATACCAGGACAGCCCGCTGCAAAACGATGGATTCTGGCCCGATCTGAATCTGGCCGATTTTCAGAGCGCCCGCAGCATTCCGGCAGACGTTGCAGCCGGAACGGTGGGGGATGCGCTGCTTACGGCTGTTGCAGAGGTAAACAATGACCTTGCCAGTGTGCAGGTGAAGCATCGCGCGGCAGGGTACGCCACCGCAGGGAATGTGCCGGGTGTCAGTATGGAGGGCACCAACCAGCTGGAGGCGCAGTATAAAAAGGCGGTGTATGCCAGGGCAAAAGCTGACCTGATGGGTGAGTTTGCGTCAGTTGGCCGCCGCGAGTCGCATCCGGGACAGGAGAGCGATGACACGCGCAAGGGACTGCTGGCGGAGGCGGCGATAGTGATCCGCCAGATTAAGGGACTGAAACGCGCAACGGTGAGGCAGGTATGAGCCACGTCAGCCAGCTGGATTCCCTCACCGCGTTCTTACGGGGATGTGTGCCCAAACGGGCAATGCAGTCGTTCAGCAGTGAGATGACGTCACTCAAAACCATTCCCGCAGGCAAAAGCATGGGTATGGAGCAGGAGCGGCTTTCGATCATTCGCTATGACGCAGAGCTTATCTGGGAGCGTTTCCCGTTTAGGGAGTGCGATCCCCGCCTGATGATGGCGCTGCTTGAAGTCTGGCTGGCGTCAGACTCCGCAGACCGTGAGCTGTTCAGCCATGTCGGCTTATCCAGTGCCGATCCTGACTGGGATATTGAGCTGATTGACGAAGAGACTGCGATTGTCACCGTCACGGTACCGATGGCCGAGGAACTGATCATCGTGCCGGATGACGCGGGTGATATTCCCTACCAGGGCAAGCAGTACCGCCTGGCTGATGCCGAAATCTGGACGGCACTCAGCGCGTTGATTTACGCACCGGGTGCAGACGTGCCGGGAGCGACACAGTGATATTTGGTGCGGAGGTGAATGCCGCGCAGCTGCGTGAGATGCGCCGCGAAATTGCAAAGCTTGAGCTGCCGCAAAAGAAGCGTCAGCGGCTTATCTGGCGTATGGCGAAGTACGGTGTTATCCCCGCAGCAAAGCGCAACGTGCGCAATCAGCAGGCTCCAGGCGGTACGCCGTGGGAGGGCAGGAAGACACGGCGCAGGGGCAAGATGCTGCGCAATCTGCCGGGCCTGTTGCACATCAAAGAGATGCCGGAGATTGAAGCCGTGCGGCTTTATCTTCAGGGCGGCGGGTACCGGAACGGTGAAAACCCGGTGCCAGCGGGGGTGATTGGCTACGCGCAGCAGGAGGGCATGAAAGCTACCGTCCGGGCGCGTAATGCCAGCAAGCCCATACCGTCCGGCAAAATGGCCACGCTGGCGCAGGCCAAAAAGCTGCGCAAGCTGGGGTACAAGGTGAAGCGCGGCAAGCGCTGGCGTAAGCCACCGTTTAAGGAAATTACCGACACCATGGGTTACGCGCAGGCCGGGCTGCTGATCCGCAAGTTGAGTAATAAAGCGGCTCAATCAGTCTGGACTGTCGATCTGCCGTCGCGTCCGTTTGTCGGAATGAGCAGTGATGACTTCAATAAGGCGCTGGCGCGACAGCTACAGGCCATCGGGTACGGCTGGGACGTTAACGCGCAGGATATCAGGGGAAGTGTATGAGTTGGCCAACGGTCACGATTAATCAGTTAAACCAGCTACAGGGTGAGACGAGCGACATTGAGCGCGTGGTGCTCTTTGTCGGCAAGGGGGCGACTAACAGCGGTAAGACGCTGGCGGTCAACACGCAGACCGATTTTGACACGCAGCTGGGTGCGGCGGCTTCGGTGCTGAAAAGCCAGGTAATGGCGGCGCTGGATAACGCCGGGCAGAACTGGGCGGCTTATGTTCACGTGCTGGCTGAAGATGCCGAGGCGCTGGAATGGGTGAAGGCCGTGGAGAAGGCGCAGACGGTGGCGTCTGTTGAGGGTGTCGTGCTGTGCGTGGACGTTGACGAAAAGGCGCAGATTAATGCCGCCGCTACGCTGCGCAACACGCTGCTGTCCAAATACGGTCGCTGGGTGTGGTTCATGCTGGCCGTGGGTGCGCCTGAAGATGATGAGGCATGGGCCGATTACCTGACCCGCCTAGGCACCCTGCAAACCGGCATTTCGGCATCAGCGGTGCAGCTGGTACCGCGCCTGTGGGGCAATGAGCCGGGTGTGCTGGCCGGGCGTCTGTGCTCCCGTTCGGTGACCATCGCAGACAGTCCGGCGCGCGTCAAAACGGGTGCGCTGGTCAGCCTGGGCAATGACGAGCTGCCCGTTGACGGCACGGGCGCTGAAGTCGATTTAGCCACGCTTCAGGCGCTGGAAAAGCTGCGTTACAGCGTGCCGATGTGGTACCCGGACTATGACGGCATGTACTGGGCAGACGGGCGCACGCTGGACGTTGAGGGTGGTGATTATCAGGTTATCGAATATCTGCGCATTGCTGACAAGGTGGCGCGCCGTGTACGTCTCATTGCGATTTCACGCATTGCTGACCGTTCGATGAACACCACGCCGGGCAGCATTGCAGCCACGCAGCAGAGCTTTTCAAAGCCGCTGCGTGATATGTCGCAGTCCAGCCAGATTAACGGCATCCGCTTCCCCGGTGAGGTGAAAACGCCGCTGGACGGGGATGTCACCATTAACTGGCAGTCGGCTACTAAGGTGGAGATTTATATCGTGATGCGTCCGGTTGAGTCTCCGAAGGAAATCACCGTGGGTCTGGTACTGGATACCAGCATCACAACTACTGAGGAAGCGGCATGAGCCAGCGTATCAGCGGTCAGTCTTTTGACGTGAACATTGATGGTGAGTTGCTTCACGTTGAGAAAATTTCGCTCGATATCACGGATAACACGGCGGCGGCGTCAACCCGTGGTGTGCCTGACGGCTTCACGGCGGGTGACGTGGCGGGTGAGGGTGAAATTGAGCTTAGCAGCAAAGTGTTCCAGCAGTTATCGGCGAAAGCCAAAGCGGCGGGATCGTGGCGCGGCATCGACGTGGTGGACTTCCTGTTTTACGCCAAGGTAGGCAGCGAAGAGGTCAAGGTAGAGGCGTTCGGCTGCAAGCTGATTATCAGCAACATCCTGGACATCGATCCCAAGGGCGGCGCGCTGACCACGCACAAGGTTAAGTACTTCGTGACCAGCCCGAAATTCGTCAACATCAACGGCGTTCCCTATCTGGAGTCGTCGGCTACGGAAAGCCTTATCAGCTAACGGAGAGGCAATGCAGGAGCACGAAAAAACGCTGTATCAGCTGCTGGTTATGGGCGCGGTTATCGCGCTGGGCAAGATTCTGACCAGCAATGAAAAAATCACGACGCGCCTTGTTGCCGGGCGCGTGATCCTCGGTTCAGCCATTTCGGTGGCGGCGGGGGCGGCGCTGGTGCAGTTCCCGGATATGCCGCCGCTGGCCGTCAACGGGCTTGGCGCGGGGCTGGGGATTCTGGGCTATCAGTTTTGTGAATTATGGCTACGCCGCCGTATGGGCGGTTCTGACAAGGGGAAGACAGAGTGACGTTATCGGAAAAACAACAGTTGTTCACGGTACTGATTGCGCAGCTGATTATGTTTGCGCAGGACAAGGGAATGCGCCTCACCTTTGGTGAAGCTTACCGTACCCCTGAGCAGGCCGCGCTCAATGCCAAGAGTGGCAAGGGCATCAGCAACAGCCTGCATACGCAGCGTCTGGCGGTTGACTTCAACCTGTTTGTAAACGGGGAGTACAAGACCCGCACCGAGGATTATCAGGCGCTGGGTGAGCACTGGGAATCACTGGGCGGCAGCTGGGGAGGCCGGTTCAAGAACAACCCTGACGGCAATCACTTCAGCCTGGAACATAACGGGGTGCGCTGATGGCCAGAAACGTTCTGTTTGTGATCGCTGGTTTACTGCTGGCGTTCTGGGCGGGATGGACTGGCTCGGACTGGAAGCGCGACAGCGAGGAGCTGGTAGCAGAACGGGCCGCAGGGCTGGCCGCTGGCAAAGTCCGGGAGGACATGCAGGGCGTGGCCAGCCAGTCAGCCAGCCAGCTGGAAGGCAAACTGGAGGAGTTGAAAGGTGCGATACCCGCAGGCATCCGCACTGAAGTGGTTAAGCCTGTGTTTACTAACGTTTGCGTGTCTGATGATTTTGTCAGGATGTACAACGAAGCCAGTGAACGTGCAGAGCGTACCCTTTCAGGAAAATCTAAAAACTAAATGCCCGGTTAATCTTCCACGGTTAAACGGTAACGATGGTAAAGCCGCAGCGGAATTAATTACGACATGGCTCGATATTTATTCGACGTGTGCCGCTCGTCACAACCAGCTTGTTGATGAAATTATTTTAAGAGAGAAAAAAGGCTATGAGTGATAAAGAAATTAAACTGATCGTTGCGGGTAAAGATATTACCTTTGCGCCAAACGTCACCGCGTATAACAAATACATCAACGAAATCACCATCAGTAATAAGGTGGCTCCGGCGCATAATTTTCTTGTGCGTATCGTAACGCCTGAAACTAAAGAAGCGCTGGAAGATATTCTGAAACTGCCGGGCGCGGCGTTGCAGGTGGTTTCTAAAGTGATGGATGAATATACGCCTGAGCTGGAAATTACCGTAAAAAACTAACCGAGCGGGTCCGTAATATCGACTCTAACGGACTCGAACAGTATTCAATTTTACGGCGTCACTGGCTTCCGAATGAGGATGACAGTTTAGACAGTCTCTCTGCCGCATTATGGCTCGATAATAAATACTGGGAAAACCAGCGCATTGCTGTCGCTAATGGCATCGCGCTGGCTTTTAAAGGTAAAGAATGAAACAGCTGGAATTTACTTTATCGCTGATCGACAAAATAACCCGTCCTTTGCGTCAGGCGCAGGCGAGCGTTACCGATTTTGCTGATAAGTCCCGCGCTTCATTCCAGCGTATTGGTATCGGTGGTGCGGCGTTGTGGGGCGTGGGTCAGGGCATTAAAGGCGCGCTGGGTCCGGCAATTGAAATGTATGACGCACTTCAGGAGCAGGCTGCGCGGGGCATTGATGACACCGCGCTGAAAGCGGTGGCAAAGGATGCCAACACCTTCGCCATGACTTACGGCAAAGGGGCGGTGGAGTTCGTGCAGTCCACGGCGGAAATCAACGCGGCGATTGGCGGGCTGACGGGCGATGAATTGCCCAAAGTCACCCGCGTAGCCAACCTGATGGCCGCAGCAGTGGGCAGTACGGCGGCGGAATCTGCCGAGTTCATGGGGCAGATGTTCGGAAATTTCAGGGAAGAGGCGGACAAGGTCGGCAAGGTGCAGTTTGCAGAGCAGCTGGCCGAGAAAATGTCCTTTATGCGTCAGCGGTTCGGCGTGGAAATGGGCGTGGTCAAAGACCTGATGGAAGGCGCGCGCGGCGTCGGTACCAACTACGGTCTGGGGCTGAATGAGCAGCTGGCCGTGATGGGTGAGCTACAGCGCACGCTGGGTACCGAGGCGTCCAGTTCCTACGAAGGCTTTATGACGGGCGCAGAGGATGGCGCCAAAAAGCTGGGGATGACGTTCAAAAACTCTGCGGGTCAGATGCTGTCCATGCCGGAGATCCTGACCAAACTCCAGGGGAAATACGGTGACAGTATTGCCGGGAACGTGGAGGCGCAGAAGGCGCTTGATGACGCGTTCGGTGACAGTTCCGCCGTGGTCAAGCAGCTGTGGGGCAACGTGGACACGCTACAGCGCAATATTGAAGTGCTGGGCGGCAGTGACGGGCTGAAGCGTACGCAGGAAATGGCCACGAAGATGGTCAAGCCGTGGGACCGCTTCGTGCAGATTTTATCGGTGGCACGGCAGGTTATAGGAATGACCCTGCTGCCGGTTCTTTATCCGCTGCTTAATCGCCTGGCGGATATGGGGCAGACGTTTGCCCGGTGGATGCAGATGTTTCCCAACATCGCGCGCGTGGTGGGCTATGTCACGCTGGCGGTGCTGAGTTTTGCCGCCGTGGGGGCGCTGGCCAATATCGTGATGGGGCTGAGTTTCTTTGTGATGGCAGGTCTGACGGGCATCTGGCGCGGTCTGCTGCTGGTTACGAAACTTTATACCGCCGCGCTGTGGGTCGCCTCCACCACGGTGAAAGCCTATGAGCTGGTCATGCGGACGTTGCGCGGCACGCTGATGGCGGTACGCATCCAGGCCATGCTGACCGGAACGGCGATCAACTTTATGAGCTGGCCGATTCTCCTGATTATCGGTGCCATCGCGTTGCTGGCCGCAGGCTGCTATCTGCTGATCACACACTGGGAACAGGTCAAAGCGGCGGTGATGGATACCGCCGCATTCCAGGCGGTGACGGTGGCCATTCAGTACGTGGCGGGAGTATTTGGCAAAGTCTGGGAGTTTATTAAGGACGGCTGGAAAAGTTTTGTTTCGCTCCTGAGTGGTTTTTCCGTGACGGAAACGCTCGGCAATATGGCGCAGGGAATTATGAATTTATTCGCCGGGCTGTGGGACAACATTAAACAGACCGCACTGAGTTCACTTAACTGGATTGTCACCAAGCTGAATAAAATACCCGGCGTCAATATCGCCCAGCTGGGTGAACCCGTAACGCCGCCACCTGTTATCGGCAATACGCTTTCAACGGGGAACCAGTTAAAAGGCGTTGAGTCAGGTGGCGTGAGTAAAACAATTAACAGCAGCAATCGGGCTACAACGGATAACAGCCGAAGAATTGACAAGGTCGAAATTAACATGCCGAACGGCATGACGCCGCAGCAATTATCGGAATGGCAGGAGCTGGCAGGGTGAGTGAATTACTGTATATCGATTTGCTGATTGAAAATGGTGACTTTGTTCTGAATACAGGTAGCGAGCCTGTTACCTGCAATAACCGGAAAAGTATCCAGCAGGATATTGCTCACGCAATTCTTGAATCCGGTTTACTGACCGAAATGATTGCGGAGCGCAGCCCGACTTTGCGGGCGGATATTCTGACACGTATTGAATTACTGATTGAAGACGATGAGCGAATTATTCCCGGAACGGTGGAGCTGACCGAGGAAAGTATTTCCCGGCTATGGGTTACAGCCAGCACGTATGACTTCGGCGGAATTTCTTACGGGGTGGACGTATGACGGAAAAACCGGAGGTTGATTTTGAAGAGGTGGTGAAGGCGAGCGGCATGCCCACCACTGAAGCGGAGCTGAAGGCGAAGTTTACCGCCATTGCGACAGAAGAGGGGCTGATTACCAACACCTCGCGCATGTCGCCGTTCTGGCGTCTGGTGACGGCGATCATCACCTCACCCGTGCTGTGGCTCAAAGACGTCCTGATCAATTCCGTACTGGCCAACATGTTTGTGGCCACGGCAAGCGGGCAGATGCTTCGCCTGCTGGCATGGGCGGTCAACGTGACCGCAAAGCCAGCCAGCGCGGCGGAGGGCGTGATCAGATTCGTCAAAACCGGCGACGCATCAGAAGTCACCATCCCGGCCGGGACGCGCATTCAGACCGAGCGCATCAACGGCACGGTTTACGAGCTGGTGACGCAGAGTGACTTCACCATTGCGGCGGGGCTTGCCAGCGCACTGGTACCCGTCACTGCAACAGCGGCGGGCGCAGCCTACAACCTTGCGCCGGGATATTTCCGCATTCTGCCCGTGGCGGTGTCCGGTATATCCACGGTGATCAGCGAAGAGGACTGGCTGACTGTGCCGGGCGCGGATGAGGAAAGCGACGACGATTTGCGGGACCGCTGCCGCAATCAGTTCAACCTGGTGGGCAACTATCACACCGATGCGGTTTACCGCTCAATGATTGCAGGCGTAGTGGGGCTGAGTATTGACCGCATCTTCTTTGAGCATGATGCGCCGCGCGGGCCCGGTACCGCCAATGCGTTTTTACTGCTGGATTCCGGCGTGGTGTCTGAGCCGTTCGTCACAGCGGTGAATGACTACATCAATACGCAGGGGCATCACGGCCACGGTGACGATATGCAGTGTTTTGGGATGCCGGAAACCTCGCACGATCTGGCCGTGGTGCTGTACCTGCCAGACCCGGACAACATGAGTGCGGAGGATATGTCGGTACTTACGGCAGGGGTGGAAAACCTTATCCGCTGCGCCTTCCGGGAAAATACGGACTATGACGTGAAGAAAACATGGCCCTATGGCCGGTTCTCTTTCTCCAATCTGGGCCGGGAGATTCACAAGACTTACCCGGACGTGGATTCGGTGACGTTTTCCCTGACGGACATCGTCAGTGAACTCAACGTGCCGCGCCTGAGCAGCCTGACAGTGAGCATAGAACATGACTGATTTTGAAAAGAAACTGGCAGGGCTGTTGCTGCCAACGTGGATGAAAAAGGGAGAGCCGGCCAAGTTGCTGAAAGCCGCCCGCCGATTCTGGGTTTTGGTGTACGGCTGGATCACGTGGCCTGTTAACCAGTTCGATCCGCTCACCTGTTCAGAGTCACTTTTACGCCTGATGGCGTGGGACAGAGATATCACCCGGTTTAACGGCGAGCCGCTGACGCTGTTTCGCAAGCGCGTGGCCTATGCGTTTATCAACGCACGGGATGCCGGGTCAGTTGAGGGGTTTATTGCAATCTTTGAACGGCTGGGAATCGGGTATGTCGAGGTTCTGGAACGCCAGCCAGACATTGACTGGGACGTGATCATCGTCCGGCTGAGCGACAGTCAGATTGCAAGAAATACTCAGCTGCTGATGCAGATTATTCGCCAGTATGGACGAACCTGCCGCCGCTATCAGTTTGAAGTCATGACGCCTGAAACCCTGTATCTGCATTACGGGTTTATCCAGGGTGAAAGCGTCTGCTATGCAGCGCCATTAAGTTTCACCGAAATAAAGTTCGGTGAGTATTCAGCGTATTCAGCTACCGACGTCGAAGGCGGTAACTCAGTGTTTAGTGCAAAAATTTAGGGAAAAAATGAGTCAGAGCGTTATCACTAACGCCTTCGAACAGCTGAAGGCGCAGCAGGCGGCAAACGGTTCCATCATCACGCTGGATGAGTTTGTCTTCGCTAACATTCCGGGGCTGGATACCAGTTTGCCCATTTCCCGCGATGAGTCATGGCCAGAAGACGGCCAGATTGTTCACCGTCAGGCCGTGGGCAAAACGGGCATGGTCAATGCCAACGCGGTGGCTTATTCCGCCGTTCTGGGCGCTGATGTGGGCGACTTCGAATTTAACTGGATTGGGCTCGTCAGCAGCAGCAGCGATACCGTCTGCATGATTGTGCATGCGCCTCTTCAGAAGAAAATCAAAACCGCAGCCGGACAGCAGGGGAACGTGCTGACACGTAGTTTTCTGATGGAATACAGCGGTGCGTCTGAGCAGACGGCAATCGTCACCCCGGTTGATACCTGGCAGATTGATTTTACTTCTCGCCTTAACGGCGTGGATGAGCGTATTCGTCTGGAGAATGTTGATGTTTACGGTGCGGCTTCATTCATTAACGATGGGTTCAAAGTTTCGCAAAGCGGGACGGTATACAGCGTTAAGCGCGGTATCGGTTATGTTGCTGGCATCAGGTCTACTCTGCTGGCCGATCAGGAGCTGAGCGTCATTTCAAAGCCGACAAAGGTATGGGTTGATGTCTGCTGGAAAGGAACGCTGACCAGCGTCTGGGCTGAGGCAACAAAATTAACGCTAGCAGACACGCTGGAAAATTATTCTGACAGTGAAGGTCAGCATTATGTTTATGCCATTGCGCATATTAATGCTGATGGAAGCGTGAATGATTTACGCCCGGCCACGCTGACTTCTGGTTTTTCGCAGCTGGCGGCGCAAAAGAATACCTTCCCGTTTTTTAACAGTCTGGCTGAAGCGAAGCTGGCTCCATTGAGTGACTTCGTGCGCGGGATGATGAATAAAGACGATTCATCCAACGTACTTTCATATCTGGGCATGGGTGATGTGTTGCCAAAGCAGCAGGATATTAGCATCAATGTTCCGGGGGATTTCCCGTCTGTTTCTGCCGCACTTAAAAGCCTCCGCAACAAGCGTTTTCCTGCCGTCTCGGTAGTCATCAACGTCAGCGCAGGTATTTACACTGAGGCTGAAACGCTTCCGACTGCACATGTGGATGGTGACCGGGTTTCGATTGTCGGAAAATATGATGATCTTGCCGTTTCATCAGTAAATTCAGTCACTGCTGGAAAATTCACCGTGCGCCACTGGGATGGGGTAACGCGCGATCTTAACTACCACACGGTAACCGGAACCGTCAGCGGCAAAGTGCCAGCAGTGGGTGAATTTGTGCTGATTCAGTCTGGTGCTGGTAATGACAAGGCGGAATATCATGTCGGAGCATGGGAGGTCACAGCCGTAGCGGGAAATCAGGTTACGTGGGTAACAACGCTTAATGCTGCTCCGCCTTCAGGCGCTGTCACGCTGTCAGGAAAAATCCTCCGATCGGTCATTCGATTTGCCGATGGCGCTAAGGGTCCTACTGCTATCCGGGTAGAAAGTTCGCTTTCTCTGGGGCTAATTGATGGGCTGGCTATTGTTGGGGCGGCAACGCCTGTGGTGATGTCAGGAGGACGAAGCCAGGCCAACTATGACGTTTATGGGGATGCCGGGGGGAATACTGGTGTTGTTTCACGAGATGGCGGCGTAGTGAATATCGGCAGTAACTTCGGTATCAGCGGTTTTTCAGGTTCCAATGTGTACGCCAACCGAAACGGAACAATCATCGTTGCGGCAGGTGCGGCTTCCTCTAACTCTGCGCGTAACGGATGGGGCAGCGCATCCGGGACAATGCAATGCACGGGGGCAATTTCCTCAGGAAACCTCATTGATGGATTTATTGCACAGGATACGGCGTTTACTTTCGCTACAAGCGCAAAGTCATTTGGCCATCATCGCCATGCCTACATTGCAGCAGGCGGCGGGTCAGTCCATTTAACCGGGTCTGTTGGAAAAGGTTCTTTAGGAAATGGGCTTGAGGTTATCAACTCTCAGGCACTGGCTAACAATGCTGTACTTCAGGACAACACAGGAAAAGCTATTAATCTGGTCGGGGGCGCTATCCGTGCCCCATCATGCGATTTGCGGAATAATAACGGGGTGACATGCTCCCTTAATGGATCGCTCAATATTACCAGTAGCAACCTGGACGGCGTGACAGTCACCGCTGAGTCAGGTGGATATATCGACGTTACCGGATACAACGGTACGGCAACCATGCTTCCGGTAGTGAATCATTACGCTAAATTCGGTGAATTTATCGCGAGCGGAACTTCGCAAACCTTTATCGGATTCAGTCCATCCGGTACTAACTCAGCTATGCGAATTTCTGATACCAACCATGTTCTCATCGGTTCAGCTACCGATCTTGCTGGACAGGCGGCAGCGCGTTTGCACGTAAACGGTGCGGCAGTATTCGCAGGAACAATTCTTCCGGCCACCGATGCCAATATCAACGCGGGTTCTGCATCACTGCGATTTAACATTGGGTTCTTTGCCGGAGGGACGCAGTCAACCTCGGACGCTACGCTAAAAGACCCGATTCGTGACTTTACCCGGGCGGAACTTAATGCGGCAATGAAAGTTGCGAAGCAATTTGGTTTCTGGACATGGCTGGATGATGAGCAAAAGCGTCTGCGCGCCGGAACAACCGTGCAGTCTGTACTGGAGGTGCTCAAATCTGAAGGTCTGGATTGGCAGGATTACGGTTTTATTGGTTTTGATGAATGGGACGATGTTTACACGCCTGAAGTAGTGGCATTAGACGACGGCTCAGAGGTTGAAACCGGAAAAATGCTGTTGGTACGTGCGGCCGGCTCAGTGTGGCAATTGCGTGATCAGGAATTCGACCGTTTTGTCATGCGCGGCCTGTCAGAACGGATTTCTGTCTTGGAACAACGCATCGGGGCAGTTGCATGATGGCTGAAAATTTGGGGTGGAGTGAGATGAACTTAGCATTCAGTGGCACGATGCCACCAATGAATTGCTCAGTTGAAACTGCGCACCCCTGGGTTTATGAGCTTGGAAAGAGTGCTGAAAGCGGGTCGTATCTCAGTCCCGCAAACGCCATTGCGTGGGTGGCCGATAAAGTGAGAAGTGCAGTAAGCGGCGCGGAAGTCGTGGCGTTGATGGTGACTGGAGACAGTGCAACAGACTTCACTAAGCGAATAGGTGAACTTGCTGACGTAATGCCGTTTCCATCGTTGAAACAGGTTCAACGCATAGCCCTGTCATCAGCACAGCTGGCCGTTGAAAAAATGCAGATACCCGCCCCGCTGAGTGGCGGATTGTCAGGTGCAGTACCCTTTTCAGTAGAAACGGCACGCACTGCACTTAATGCGGGGGTGATGCAGGATGCCGTGAATGCTGCTGCGGCTGGTTTTGATATGGATGAACTAAAAGGCGCGCTGGATTCGTTTTTTGAAAAACGCTCGCAGTTAATTAGCGAAATACTCAGCGGATTAGACGAGCTGAAAGGTAAATCAGCACGGGTATGGGCGTTTAGCGCTTCAGGAAACCTCGCAACCATTGCGGTGGAAATGTTGAAAAACATTCCAGATGCTTCAATGGTTCACAGCGCGGTCATACTGCTGACAGGGGATAATTTGGAACCAATCAGGGGGATGCTCAGTGAGTACCAATCCAACGCTGGCGCTTGATGGCGAAGGCATCCCATTGCAAAACATGCGCATCACGCTGTCTATGCAGTTTCAGGATAAAGACCAGGGCGGTCAGACGAGTTCAACGGCAAAGGCCGAGCAGGGCGTCAAGGGCAAGGAGCTGCGCGTTTCCGGGCTTATTCCCTTCACCAAGCCGGAGATTTTGAAGCGTCTTTTTGAGATGGGCATTGCCACGGGCAGTGATGGCCAGCGCAAGCGGTACCGCGTAGCGCATCAGACCGCGCGCGCGGTAGGGCTGCGTGAAGTGATATTCACCGGGAACATTGACGCGCCGGAGCAGGATGGCCGCATGGCGTGGATTGTCACTTTTACGCTGACCGAGCAAATGAGCGTGCCGGAAAAGCGCGAGGAGCGTACGGCCAGCAAGACGGCGGCAACCAAACAGACGGCGGCGGGAACGGGTTCAGTTTCAGGCGCTGCCGCCACCGAAGACGAATCAAAAATGACGTGGTTTGAGAAAAAAGTGCTCAAGCCGGTCAATGACGCACTGGAGTAGCATGAAACCAATTCAGCGCCTGTACCTGTCTAACGACAAGGTGCATTTTTCTGACATGCAGCTGGTACTTGAGCTTAACAGCTGCGGGCGTGGCTTCATTACCGCGCAGACGTCAACGGACTATACGGGCAAACTGGTGCGCGTTGACGTGGGTTACATGGATAAGGTGCTGCGCTGGTTTACCGGGTATGTGGAACGCTCGCAGCCCGTGGAAAACGGTTTTCAGCGTCTTTTTGTGCGCGAGTTGTCCGGCATCTTCGATAAGGCGTGGCCGTGCTCGATGCAGCACCCAACCTTGCGCCAGCTGGCTGCATGGCTGACGGAAAACAGCGGTATTATGGTGCAGGTGCCTGATGCGTCCTACAGTGACACGGCGATCCCCCATTTCACGCACAGCGGCACCGGGTTTCAGCTGCTTAACGTGATTGGCCAAGCGTTTTCGGTACCGGACTGCATCTGGTACCAGTTGCCCGATGGCGATCTCTATGTTGGCGGTGCTGATAAAGCCATGTTTGCCGGGCGTCCGGTAGACATCCCGGCTGAGTTTGGCCGGGCAGGCGCGGCAGGCAACAGCATGACGGTGCCGCTTATCCAGTCCATGCGCCCCGGCGTTGAGATGAATGGCCAGCGCGTGACTAAGGTTGCGCTGAATAATGGCGAGATGGCGATCACCTGGACGCCACGCAACACGCAAACCGGGAAGCCGCTTCAGAAAACGCCTTTCCAGCGTCAGGCAGAAAGCCATTACCCGGAGCTGGCCAGCGGCCTGCATACGCCAAAAATGGCAAGGGTGGTGGCGCATTCTGAGAACGTGGCCAGCGGCAATCTGTCCGATCCGTTCCGCCCCCGCTATGCGGTCAGCCTCCAGTTACTGGACGCTGACGGCAATCCTGACGGTGAGACGCCTGTCTATCCTGCCGTGCCATTGCCCGTACCTATGGCGGGCCATGATTCCGGCATGTTCCAGTTTCCGCCAGTCGGCACTAAGGTGGAAATGGGGTTCATCGGAGGGCGCCCGGATAAACCATTTATCCGGCAGACGATGGCGGACGGCAACAGCCTGCCAGATGTCAAACCGGGTGAGCAGCTACAGCAGCAGCGAGAGGAAGTGTCACAGCGCGTCACGCAGTCAGGGGACTGGGTGCGTAAAACTGACCAGACAATCAGTGAGTCCTCAATGTCGCGCGTGGTGACAGCTGACAATGAGCAGCGCACGTTGATAAGCCGTGAAACCACGGTGAAGGCCACTGATAAACTCACCGTGCTGGGAACGGCCACGCTGATGGCCGGAGCCATTCAGCAGGTGACAACAGGAGATTTCAGCCAGGGCATCAAGGGAAACCGACTGGCATCTGTAGGCGGTGACGACGAAACAGACGTCACGGGCAAAGCAGAGCTTACCGTGGGCGGCGATCTGGTTGAGAAGATTGGCCAGCTGCGGCAGAGCATTGCCGGGCAACGTCAGGAGATTATTGCGCCCGTTGTATGGATTGGCACTGGCCAGATTAACGCGGCACAGCTGATGCTGGACACGTTAGACCTTGTGCAGCAGCTGGCACAACAGCTTGCCAACCATACGCACCCTGATACGGGACAGCCAACCAACAGCGCCGCCATCGCCGCCACAGGCACCCAGGCGGGAACGCTGACCGAGAAGTATTCGCCCATCATTGGGTAACATCCTTACCAGACAACCCGCTCACGTAGCGGGTTTTTTTACGCCTGTCATCAGACCGCACAGAACGCACTTAGCGCCACGCAATAGCGCAGACCGCGCCACGATACCCCTCATTGAGATCATGCCCACAGCGTCACGCTGGCAGCGCCACAGCACTGACAAAATAATCATCCCACTCACCAAAACGGCGCTACACCGCACCCGCCTGCGAGTTTTGCATCATAAAAATTTTTCAGTTCTGGTTTTCTACAAACCGCCACGCCAGACCGCGCCGTTGCTGGCTTTCTGCCGGAGTTCGCCAACTGAAATCATTGAAAAGAATTTCAGATTTTTTCAGTTTTAGGGATCGGGAGAGGATCTAAAGAAAAATGCAAGGCAATGAAAAATAATGATTTTATCAACTTTATGTTATGTGGCTGGATCTCGCGTGGATCTCAGGTGGTGAAGTCGGGCGGCACATAAACCCAGACGGGACAAGGCTTGCGGCGTTTTCAGGCTCTAAACCAAAACTGAAAAAGTACGAAACTAAATATACTGTTATTATGTACAGTGAATGTTTATTCAGGAGGGCGACAAAATGCGGCGGTATACACTTAACAGTGCGCTTTTTTGTTTCTGGAACGTGGCGAAAAGCTCACACGTGATGCAATCTGGAATGACAGCTGGGGACCGCATCACAGATACGTGATTTGGCCACGAGGAGAATACTGGGACGTCAGGTTTAAGCAGGTAGTAAATGGCCAATTGGATTGGGTGCCGTTAGCGGACCAGCCATTTACAAATGAACAAGAGGCTTGGCAGGCCGCGTATAATGATTGGGAATGCAAGCTTAAAACGCTTGGATGGTATAGAAGATAACAATCGGCAGAATTAACTCTGCCGAGACTGCTAACATGTTTATTAAGAATTCAATCCATTGGATTTACGTTCATCCCAAGTCTCAAGAATGAATAAAACCAATGTATGAGCAGAGTTTACTGCTAATCGAGCATGGCGAGGTTTAACATTGTATGATTTCCTACCAGATCCATGGGCTGTACTTGCATGAGTTCTAAAAGCGCCAATACCATCTGTAATTGAAAACAAACCGCTTAATATTCTTTGTAAATCGGCATCTTCAATTACTTTAGGGTCAAGGCCCAATTCATTTTTTACGATCTTCCATACACTTTGTAAATCTTGTTTGGGAGGCATTTGTATGCCTTCGTCAGCAATGTAAATTTTACAGAGGGATTCAAGAATATTACACGCGGCTGAAACAGACTCTTTAGGCTCAGAATTTACATGTTCGAGGGCGCGCTTAAACTCTGCTTCGATAGCAGGCATATTTCTGTTTTTTATTGCATCTTGTAAGCTCACAGACGATATCGAAGATCCATCTGTAATTAAGCCACCAGTTACATAATTGAGCCCATAGCGACCAAATATTTCAATTATCTCTTTCTTATATTTACGGAGGTGAATAGTATCAAAACTATCGTAATCTGTGGGTTCAGTGTCAGGAGATTCAATATAATTTTCAACAAGTCGACCAAGTACTGATAGCGGATTGTCACTTTCTTTGTTTATACGTCTTAACCATTCAAGAGCCTTAGTTGGCTTAGACCCGACAGGAGGCTCTCCGGGAGCATCAGCATACGCAAAAAGGTTATCCAGAGTTGCATGCGTTTCTATAGTTGATATGCAATTTGCAACGACTGAAATTACAGGCTGCGGAATCAATTTTTTCAT